GTATTTTGAAGGATCCGAAGACCGGTTTAACTTTTAATGGTCCATTTGTGCAAGATTTTTTAGGTAACTTTTTCAAAGGAACAAAAATAACTAAAGATTCTAAACCTTTAGAATTTGTACCCAATGAACAAGCAGCTCAACAGACATTAGGTTTAACTAATGAGTATAGACAACCAACACCTTCGGACTATAGTAAAGGGTTGTTTGTGAGATACTTTGTAAAAGATGGAAGATCTGGTATAGTTGTAGAAGTGGGGAAAGAACAATATCTTAGAGAAAGAAAACAAAACAAACTTTACCGACGTACTCTTAAAGTACAATGGTACGTAACAGGTGAGTTAGAAGATAAAGTTATTAACGGATACATATACCCTGGTATAAGAGCTAAAAATCAAGATGTTATTAATCAGGCTGAAGAAGCACTATCAGGCATCAGTGACAAACTATTAAAAGACCCTACACAGTTTGTTCGTAAGTAAAATTATCTTATATTACATAAAAGGTTATATAAGTGTTTTATATTGTAGAGCAAGATAGTAAGTTAGAAAGCTTACAACGTTTATCAAAATTAGGATTATACGTAGATGTAATATCATCTAACGACCTATACCATCCTAAACTTACCTCAACAGTAGCAGTTTACGTTAGACCGGTTTATTCTGGTCACGGATACATTATTCCTATCAACCACGATGAAGGTTTAAACGTTACTAAAAACCGTATCTCTGATATTCTTTCTTCAACGAGTAAACTATATACATTAGATAAGAAAAACTTACTCTACCACTTTAATTTACAGCAAGCAATAGACCTCTCATTAGTTTATTCTATGACTAAGTACGATAGATTAGAGTATTCTAGAGAAAACAATACCTTAAATCACTTTTATAACAAGTTTAAAGACTTTCCTAACATAAACCAGCTGATACCTATTAGTAAACTTTATGAATCTTGTGAGAAAGTATACGATCAAGTCAAGCATGTATTAGAATATGAGATTCCACCCGGCTTTGACTTTTATAATAAGACTGCAACCAACGTATTTTTCTTACTTGAGCAGTCGGGTATCGGGATTTACTATGAAAACTTTGTAAAAATGTTTACACCACGTAATCCTTTATTTAACATCACAGATAACACAGTATTAACATCTTACAACCTTTACAATGTCACATCTAGACCCACTAATGCTTTTAACAGCGTTAATTTCGCTGCTATACCTAAAAGCTCAGAACACAGGAAGTGCTTCAAACCGACCGGTGATTTCTTTGTTGAGTTGGATTTTGATGGGTATCACCTTCGTTTACTTTCTGAACAGGTTGATTACCTCCTATCCTCAGACTCAGCTCATGAACAACTAGCTAAATTATATTTTGAAAAAGACGAGATTAATGAAGACGAGTACCAAGAAGCAAAACAAATTAACTTTCACGCAATTTACGGTAAAATACCTGAACAGCACCGGAATTTAGAGATATTTCAAAAAATACAAGAGTATATTGATACGATGTGGAATTTTTATAACGATAACGGAGTAGTTTACAATCCTATCTCAAATAAACCCTTTACCAAAGAGTTAAAAGAGATGCATCCAGCGAAATTAATGAACTATATGATGCAATCTCTTGAGACCTCAAGAAATATTCTTATATTAAAAGAAGTACTAAGGTACCTAAAAGATAAAAAAACTAAACTAGTATTATACACCTACGATGCATTACTTTTTGATTTCCACAAAGAAGATGGAAAAGAAACATTAGAAAAACTACAAGAGATATTAGAATCTGATGGTAAGTACCCAATTAAGTTTAAATATGCAAAAGATTTAGTGTTATAGCACAAAAAAGATATTTATATATGATACAAAATGTTGTTAGCCCGGCTTTCGATTATGACCTAGAGCCGATATATTTAAACGAAGATATGAGTAACAAACTTTTCTGTACCTTTGCTACTGAGGATACATTAGAAGGAATATTAGAAGAGATTCAGAGCAGGTATAAGATAATTTATAATAAAATCTTTGTACTTTACTCAAAATCTCAAGATGAGTACATCTGCACCTATAATGTTGACTTTGGTAATGTAGGTACATTTTTGGAAAACACTATTTTAGTGCACCGTAAAAAGGAGTCTAACACTCTTTATACGATTAATGCACTCAATACACTCATTAAAGAACTTAATGACGGTGTACTTGACACAAACTACCGTATAAACTGGCCAGACTACAGAAACTGTATACTTCTGACCAAAGGACCTGAACTTAAAAGGGTCAACACTAAACTTTATAAGATAATAGAGTTGGAGAACTAAAAAAAAGTTCTTATATTAATAATAAGTTATATTAAAATTAGTTATATGGATTTAAATGCTATACGCGCAAAGCTGGATTCGTTAAATAATAACGGACAGCAAGGAGAGAAAAAAGATTACTCCGAAATTTTTTGGAAACCGTCATTAGGTAAACAGACTGTACGAATTGTACCTTCTGCCTATGACCCTGCCTTTCCTTTTAAGGAATTAAAATTCCACTATGGAATAGGAAAGTATCCGATGATTGCACTATCAAACTTTGGTAAGCAAGACCCGATTGAAGAGTTCGTAAAAGAACTTAGAAAGACAAACGATAAAGACAACTGGTCATTATCTGGTAAAATTAATCCTAAAACTCGTATTTTTGCTCCTGTTATTGTTAGAGGAGAAGAAGATAAAGGAGTTCGTCTATGGGGATTTGGTGTAACCATCTATAAAGCTTTACTTGCTTTAGCAGAAGATGAAGATGTTGGAGACTTTACAGATGTGATTAATGGATGGGATATGGTAGTAGAACAAAGTCAAGGTAACCCTTACCCTGAAACATCTGTTCGTATTAAACCTAAACAAACCCCATTATCAGATAATAATGATCAAGTAGATTTATGGTTAAAGACTCAACCTAACCCTACTGAAGAGTTTACTCAGTACGATTACGACTTTATCAAGAAACAATTACAGAATTATCTGAATCCTGGAAGTGAAGAAACTGAATCTACTTCTACTACAGATAGTTCATTGCCAGAAAGCTTAGGTCAACAAACATCTGACTTTACTTTGGAATCAGCTACTGCTGGCAACAAAGACACAGTTAGTAAATTTGATGACTTATTTAACGAATAATGGCAAAGAAAAAGGAAGTACAAGAAAAAGCGACTGCTGCAGTACAGAAGTCGTTTAATTTATCGAATTTCAAAAAGAAGAAAGGGTATTCTAATTCATCTGTTAAGTTTAAAGAGCAAGGCTGGATACCTTTATCTCAAGCATTTCAAGATATTACTTCCCTACCCGGTATTCCTACCGGACATATCACTCTCTTGCGTGGACATAGTGATACGGGCAAAACAACTGCCCTATTAGAAGCTGCGGTGAATGCTCAAAAAATGGGCATTCTCCCGGTTTTCATTATTACTGAGATGAAGTGGTCTTGGGAACATGCTAAAGAGATGGGATTACAGTTTGAAGAAATAGTTGATGCTGACGGTACAGTAACCGATTTTGAAGGACATTTCTTATATGCCGATAGAGGTACGTTAAATACTATTGAAGATGTAGCAGTTTATATTGCAGATCTTATGGATGAGCAGGTAAAAGGTAACTTACCTTATGATATGTGCTTTTTCTGGGACAGTATAGGTTCAGTACCATGTGAACTTTCAGTTCGTTCTAATAAGAACAACAATGAATGGAATGCAGGTGCTATGTCTACTCAATTTGGTAATAACTTAAACCAAAAAATACTATTATCTAGAAAGGAAAACTCTCCTTACACAAATACTATGGTAGCTATTAATAAGGTTTGGACTCAAAAACCTGAATCACCGATGGGTATGCCTAAATTACAGAATAAAGGAGGTATGTCTATGTGGTATGATGCAACATTAGTAGTGACTTTTGGTAATATTACCAATCCTGGTACATCTAAGATTAAAGCTATCAAGAACGGTATGCAAGTAGAATTTGCTAAACGTACTAATGTTCAGATTGAAAAGAATCACATTGGAGGAGTACAGTCTAGAGGAAGAGTAGTTATGACTGCACACGGGTTTATACCAGACGATAAACGTGCAATCGATAAGTATAAAGATGAACATAAAGACCACTGGTTAAAACTAGTTGGTAGTTTAGACTTTGACTTAATTGAAGAAGGGGACTTAGAAGAGGATACTATAACTCCAAACCTTCTAGATTAGTGTACGACGATATTTTAAAGAATTTAAAGCAGACCCCACCCCGAGCTCTAAATGATCATATCCTGATCATAGATGCTATGAATATGTTAATTCGTAGTTTCTCATTGCTCAAGGCGATGAATCCATCAGGTACCCATATCGGAGGCCTGGTGGGTTTTCTTCGCTCTTTAGGGTATGTTACCCGTATATTTGACCCTACAAGGGTGGTAATAGTGTGGGACGGTAAAGGGGGTTCTGGTAATAGACAAAATATTGATCCAAACTATAAAGCACAACGTGCTACATCTCGAATAACCCACTGGGGCCTATACGACACCAAAGAACAAGAGATGGAAGCACTTATAGGACAGTTGTACAGACTACAGGACTATATAGAATGTTTACCTATACACCAGTTACTTATAGATAAACTAGAGGCTGATGATATAATTGCATATCTAGCTAAAAGAGCTTCTAATGTGGATAAAAAAGTCACTATAGTTTCTTCTGATAAAGATTTTTTACAGTTAGTTGATAAAAATATAGAAATATATGCTCCTGTAAAAAAGAAAACTTTTGATGTCAATAACATAGTACAGGAAATTGGAGTACTGCCTGAAAACTATAATATTGTAAAAGCGTTATTGGGAGATAATTCTGATAATTTAGCCGGAGTAAAAGGATTAGGTATAAAAACTATATTATCAGAATGGAAGAGTTTTAGCCACGATTCTTCAGCATCGTTACAAGATGTTTGGGATCACTGTGAAACTCAAATGGAGCAAGATAAACCTAAAAAAATCTTTGCTAAAATTATACACAGTTGGGATAGAGTTTTAACTAATTATCAGTTGATGGACTTACACAACACTGCTTTAGATGATAGAGAAGTGGAAATAGTAGAACAAACACTTCAGCAACCAGTACCTGATCTACAAACAGGTGCTTTTTTACACTTATTAGATCAAGATAAAATAGAAGGTGTTACTAAGAATACAGAAGGTTGGTTAGAAAACTTTAGAGGTTTAACAACAGTACAATGAACTATAGACCACTCATAATCGGAGCAGGATTGTTTTTTCTTGCACAATGTCTATCATGGTTCCAAACCAATGGACAATTTTTGAGCACATGGGTCAAGGAACATCCTATTACTGTAGCAGGAGTGATGGGTATACCGGTGGGTATGTGTTATATTTACGGTACAACTTACATAGTTGAAGCTTTTGACGGTAAATTATGGCCATCAAGACTTATAGGATTTGCAACTGGTATTTTTGGTTTTACAATTCTAACGTACCTGTTTATGAAAGAAGGGGTAAACTTTAAAACAGGTGTGATATTAGTACTTGCATCATTAATCGTTATACTACAGGTATTTTGGAAATATGAGCAATAAAATAAGGTTTAATTTCTAACAAAGTAGTTGGTAATTAGACAAAAATTAGTTATATTTAAACAAAGGTTATTAAATGACATTAAAGAGCTTACAGCAGTACGGGAAGGGGTTCCAATTAAAGGTTTTAGGATCGTTATTAACAGATAAAGCATTTTTGCTTAACGTTAGAGACGTACTATACGATTATTATTTTGATGCTGATTCACATAAGTGGATTATTAATCAAATAAAAGACTATTTTGACAAGTACCACAATACGGTTACTATGGATGTTCTAAAAGTAGAACTTCAAAAATTAGAAAACGAGGTATTACAGGTAGCGTTAAAAGAGGAATTAAGGAACTCTTACCAGGCATCACAAGATGATTTAGAGTACGTACAAGAAGAGTTTCAAACTTTTTGTAAGAATCAAGAAATGAAAAACGCTATTCTTGCTTCAGCCGATTTACTTAAAGAACATGATTTCGATGGAATTCGTAACATGATCGAAAAGGCTATGAAAGCAGGAATGGACAAACACATAGGACATGAATATAATAAAGATATCGAAGCTCGTTATAGACAGAACTACCGTCCTACTATACCTTCTCCTTGGCCCATACTTAATAACGGAATACAAGGCGGTTTCGGACCCGGAGATCTTACCATTGTTTTTGGTAATCCAGGAGGTGGTAAAAGTTGGACTATGGTTGCTATTGCTGCTCATGCTGTTCAACTTGGGTTTAAAGTTAATTACTACACTTTGGAACTTGGAGAAGATTACGTTGGTAAAAGGTTTGACTGTTATTTTACAGGATACGGAATCGACGAAATAAATGATAAGAGAAAAGAGGTACAGACGTACGTAGATAACCTGAAAGGTAAGTTAATTGTTAAGGAGTATGCTCCAAAGAATGCCTCAGTAAACACTATTAAGTCTCACATTCAAAAGTGTACTGATATAGGTCACAAACCAGATATCGTAATTATAGATTATGTAGATTATCTGAAAGCTCCTTCAAAAGGTAGATTTTCTGAACGCAAAGATGAAATTGATGATGTATTTATTGCAACTAAAGGTTTAGCTAAAGAATTAAAAATACCTATTTTAACACCTTCTCAAGTAAACCGAATGGGTGCTAAGGATAATGTTATTGAAGGAGATAAAGCTGCAGGTTCTTATGATAAGATGATGGTTGCCGATATTTGTCTTTCTTTATCCCGACAAAAAGAAGACAAGGTACTAGGTACTGGAAGAGTACACGTTATGAAGAACAGATACGGTCAAGACGGTATGACTTATAACGTAAAAATGGACACAAATAACGGTCATATTAATTTTGAAGGTAAAGCAGAAATATTAGATTCAGATAACGATCCTAATAAACCAGTTTTTAATCTTTCTAGAGAAAAAATGTCGGAAATTTTTGAGAAGAATTAGTGTCGGTTGCTATTTATTTTAGCAACCCCGAAAGCTTAAGGCCGACGGGTGTTTTTGTCTTTAACAATTAATAATATATAAGTATATATGAGTTTATTAGAAGAAAGAGTTGTATACAAACCCTTTGAGTACCCCAAAGCATACGATTACTGGTTAAAACAGCAACAGGCACATTGGTTACATACTGAAGTACCGATGGCACAAGATGTAACTGACTGGAAATCTAATTTAAAAGACCATGAGAAGAATCTCATTGGAGGTATACTAAAAGGATTTGCTCAAACAGAAACTATCGTAAATGACTATTGGTCGACACTTGTAACTAAGTGGTTTAGAAAACCAGAAGTTATTATGATGGGAACAACACTCGGTTCTTCAGAAACTATACATGCGGAAGCATATTCGTTACTTAATGAGCAGCTTGGTCTTGATAACTTTGCTGAATTTATGGAAGACGAATCTACTATGGCAAAAATTGAAGCTTTGATGGAAGTTAGAGATAGCCATGAAAAACCAGACTGGCATAAAAGAGCTGTCTCTCTCGCAATTTTTTCTGCTTTCACAGAAGGTGTTAACTTGTTTTCGTCCTTTGCAGTCTTACTATCATTTAAAATGAGAAACCTTTTGAAAGGTGTAGGGCAGATAGTAGAATGGTCCGTAAGAGATGAATCTCTTCACTCTGAAGCAGGTTGCTGGTTATTTAGAACGTTAATGGAGGAGCATCCAGAATTTAAAACCGATAAATTGGTTACTGATATTAGAGATGCAGCCACAAATGCTTTAAAATTAGAATTTGACTTTATTGACAAAGTATTTGAAATGGGTGATTTAGAAAATCTAACTAAAAATGAACTTAAAAACTTTATAAAGCATAGAGTTAATACAAAAATGTCTGATTTAGGTTTAGCTCCCTTAATTCCTGCCGATCAAATCGACAAAGGAGCATTAAAAACTATGAAGTGGTTTGATGCAGTTATTGCAGGTAAACAACAAACAGATTTCTTAGCAAGTAGAGTTACAAATTATTCAAAAGGACATATGGATTGGTCCAACGCATTTTAATAAGTTATGAGTATAGCAGTAGATACCAGCAACTGGGTGGCTGGAAAAGATTATCCAGAATGGATGAATGAAGTTTCAATTGCAACTATATCTAAAGGATATTTGATGCCAAACGAAACTCCTAGATCAGCATATAGACGTGTAGCAGACACGATAGCAAAAAGACTTGACCGACCAGATTTAGCGAACAAATTTTTTCGCTATATGTGGAAAGGTTGGTTGAACTTAGCCTCACCAGTACTATCTAACACAGGAACTGACAAAGGATTGCCCATCTCTTGTTTCGGAATAGATACACCTGACTCCATTAGAGGAATCGGCCTTACTAACGCAGAGTTAATGAGGCTGACTTCCTTAGGTGGTGGAGTTGGTATTGGTTTATCTAAAGTTAGAGGTAGAGGTGATAAAATTGGTGATGGAAGTACCGGACAGAGTGAAGGTGTTGTTCCATGGGCTAAGATTTACGATTCAACTATTATAGCAACAAATCAAGGTGCAGTAAGACGTGGAGCAGCTTCTGTGAACTTAGATATTAATCACCCAGACATAGAAGAATTCCTACAGATTAGAAGACCTAAAGGGGATCCTAACAGACAGTGTTTGAATCTACACCAATGTGTGGTAGTAGATGACACATTTATGCAAAAATTAGAACATAGAGATCCAGA